GGATCGTTGGATGTGCCATTCATAGTCACTGTATTGTCCACGAGCAAGACAAGGAATTTCCCATAGAAGCTTTCCTTCCGAAGAAAAAGCCTTCATGGTTTCCATGGCATCATTGACAATCAAATGACTGTCGCCTGCTTTGAAGCCAAAGTCTTGAGGGCGCTTCTTGGGACCAACGAGTGTCATGGTGGTAGATTCTGGGGCGTATTGTTTCATTAAACGAGAAAGCTTTGCTGCATAATCAGGGTCCGTTGCATAGCCCTGATCTTTTAACATGCGTGCAGCGGCATAGCGATTGGGCGCATTATTTACGCCCTTGTATTGCCTCCAATCCTTATACCATCGAGCCACTAGATATTCAATGGCAGCAGCAAGGCTAGGGAAGTCAATGAAACCATCTTTAATGGTCACCCATTGCCCATCGTAAAACTCTTGCGTGGTCTTGGTAGAACCTTGCCCTTTAAGACCAAAGACATTCCACTTGCCTGACATGTGCTTGCCGAAAGAACTCTCCAGGGCCCATTGAGCTGCGACAAGTTCAGGAAAGCGTGCTCCCACACGACGAGCATGGGAGCTGACGCCAGACCATGAATTAGGGACGATGCTAGAAGCAGTGCTCACTTGCTACGGAAGATGGTTTTAAGTCCTTCCATGATAAGTTGCAAAACGTTGTTGCTCTTCCAGGGGGTGTGATCAAGAATTTGGTCAAGAGCGGCGACGACGATGCCACCAACGATGAACCATTCAACGGTGCCCATGATGATAAAAGCGTTTCTTAAATCCTAGCGCTCAATCTCTAAAGACCGCACACGCAATTCAAGAGCCTTTACATTTTCCGTGAGGCTATCAAGCTTTTCGATGATATTTTCAATTTGAGCGGTGATCTTCACTTGCTGATGGCCGATGCTCATCATCATGCCGCCAGTGGCAAGTAACATACCAGCAGTGATACTAACGGCTAGATTTGCTAATTTGTCTTACCAACCGTCCATTTGTCACAAGACATTTTATTCATTCTATAGCTTTCGCTACGGTTCAGTTTTGCTAGTAAGCTAAGAACAGGACAATCTAATACCGCTATGGGGATGAGAAATGGACCCGACGAACTTCTTCATTCTCTGTCTGTATTGCGGCCTGGTGATGCTAAAAGAAGGTTCAGGAAGAGCATTTTTGAGGACTATCCGCTGCGAGGACCGCTTGGTCATTGTGCCTGTGCGTATTGCGGGAAATGGAACGAAAAGCTGACGATTGATCACATTGTTCCCAAAAGCAAAGGAGGTCCGCATTTTTCAAAATACAATCTTGTGCCAGCGTGTTTGGACTGCAATGCCAGCAAGAGCAATTTGCCATTGTTTGAATGGTGGCGCCCTTTAGAAACTTGGAGCGAGCATAGAGAGGAAGTGCTTACTTCTTGGATTTATGCTCATAGCTTTGTCAGTGCTCACACTGATCTTTCTGACTGGGAAGCATGGTGCGAGGCAACTCAACGAACACTGCCATTACATGAAAAAGGGGCCATTGTCGGCCCCTTTCCTTTAGCGACATTATGCGCGGCTTAGCTAGTCATTGATTGGTGCAAACATGGCTTCAGAAGGCCCTTGACGAATGGTTGGCATGGGGCAGAAGCCGTCAGGGCAACCACTGACCATGTAGTCATCGGGGTCGTAACTTGAGACGGTAGAGCTTTTAGCTTTTGCCATGGCTTCTTCCATTTCGCAAATGCCAATGAGGCGCTCAAGGTACCATTTTGCTTTTTTGAGGTCTTGGGCGCCATTCTTTTGAGCGTAGCGCCAAACGTATTTTTGAACGTTGCCTTTTAGGAAGCCCTTAAATTCTTCCTGGGTCATTGAAGCTTCAATGGCTTCAATACATTCAATGCCTCCATCAGTGTTGGTGTAGTGACTGGGGCAATTAACGGGGTCGTGCATTTTCAGAAAGAGTAGTTGTTATCAGCAAAAGCCTGAAACACTTCCGGAGCAATGGGAGAAGCAAGATCGGTAAGAGCTTGCGCATAGGCAATGATTTCCCCTTGTGCGCCATGCCCTTGGCGAAGCGAAAGGAAATGAAGCAAGGTTTGCAGCGAGCAGGTCCAGCAGAAGGAAGTGTACAAGGCAGGCGGCAGGATAGCACGAGCTTGCTCTTTGCTCACGCCAGTCAGTAACATGCCTTCATAAGCCTGTCGGCAAATTTCCAGGGCATTGACATATTGCTTGAGCGCTAGGGATTGTTCCCTGCTGGGCAATGGTCCGGCTGATGCCTGACGATTGCTAGCACTTTGCTGCATGAACTGCTTGGGAATGTAAAATTCAGCATCTTCTGCAGAGCAATAGCGAAAGCTCTTTTCGTTCCAGCCAAGTTGGTCATCAACATAGGTGGAGGCCACTGTATGCTTCCACCACTGCCTGGCAACAAACAAAGGGGCCTTCACGTGCCATTTGAAGACTACACCACGAAATGGGCTGGTATGGTGCTCTCGGGCAAGGTAGTTCAGGAGCTTGTTGTCCTTTTCGGACCACTCTTCGGAACGTGCATCAAAGCTTTGGCGAGCATCATTCACGATGGAAAGGCTATTGCCCATGGAATCAAGCAAAGTTACCTTGCTTTTCCCATCGTTTAATGGATCAAGAGAAGGAAATGTCATCAGGAAGGAGAGGATGTTGAACTGAACTGCCAGTGTACTAAGCGCTGAAGGAGCGTTTTGCTTTCAGCGGGCCATCTTTGATTTTCTCCCATTGCCCCTTGAGAGGCGCTGCAAGGAAGGAGAGTGGCAAGAGGGCATGATGCCAGCCCTAAGGAGCTAGACAAGCTACCGGGGCCTTCCTGGTGGGCGTGCATGGTCTTCGTGCAGACGCCCCATCTTATAGCTTCGGGAAGCCGGCCGCAAGATTTCGGCACTTTCGCCATTGTTCCCTTTCCTTCCAAGCCATTAGGCACTGTCCTGTCGTTGTAGCCTAGTAGCAAGCGCCACATTCCCCATCATGACTGCATATTGCCTGCCAGTAGAGTTCTCCTACAATGGGCGAAAGTACATTGCTGCCATGGGTCCATTTGAGCATAGCACTGAGCGAGAATTTGCCTTAACCGTCAGTCGTAAGGCAATTGACGACTGTAGCAGCGTGGGCAAGCTTCGTGAAGTGTCTCACAATCTGCTAGAGGGATGGTCGTCCATGCAAACAGCAGTGCAAAGCTTGATGCTGGAAAACATCCAACTACGACAAGCTCTTGCTAAAAGCCAAGTGGATCTTGAAGCAGCAGAAGAAATTATGACACAAGCTTCTGAAGTGCTTGATGCTATGCGGAAGCAGAGCGAATCTGAGAAGCAATCAAAGAATGCCAAAAGGAGTCTTTGGCCATGGTAGCCGTAAGCAGGAAAATTTTCCAACCACTGGTGTAGGCAAGATTGTACTTTCGACAATCTCTTTCGTAGCCTGATCCACTAACGTGGCGTCCGCGATTGTAAACGCCTCCCTGTATTTCAATGCCAATGCAGGAAGTGGGATGGGCAAAGTCAAGACGGTATCTTTTAGAGCGTTTTGACTTAAGAAAGCGCTCTTGATAATCACTCTCCCAGGCTTCAATATCAGAAAATTCTCGTTCAAGAATTAACTGAGGATGATGAGCTTGCCAAAGGCTAAGAAACTGATCTTCAAGAGCGCTCAATGTCAGACTGCAGCTAGTTGCACTGTAGCGCCTTGGTCTTGGTAGTGACCGGAGTAGGGCTGCTCTACGTTGCCAGAGAGCTGAACAAGCATCACTTGCACAATGCCTTCATTGGCGTAGATGCGGGCCGTAAAGGCCGTTGCATTGGCGACGTGCATCGTCAAGTGACCGGCCCAGCCAGGTTCAATGGGGGTGACGTTGATGATCACTCCGCAACGAGCGTAAGTGCTCTTGCCTGAGCAAAGCCCCATGATGCTAGGAGGCATGGAGATAAGCTCTAGGCTCACCCCCAGACCAAAGCTATAAGGAGGCAGCTCAAAGAATGAACCATTCCCATTGACGCACAGTTGCGCTTCATAAGGAGCGAATCGCTCTGCATCTTTTGGATCCAGTACGGAGCCAAAGCTGTTGTTTGATTCACCATCAAACACTAGAAACTGCTCAGGGCTCAAGCGAATGTCATAGCCGGCTTGGGAAAGACCATAAGAAATGGCCTTGGTCCCATCGTCTAGAGCGCGTCGCTTTTCGCCAACGTACGGAACAAAAATGTCAAGCTCGGCGAGTTTGCTGATTTGCTGGTCGTTGAGAAGCATGGCTCAGAACAGATCGGTAGAGCTGGAGCGATTGTCCCAAACGGAAGCAAAGCCCTTGGGGCCGTCTTTCGTGCCTTTCACTTTGATGCTCCCAGTGAACTGGGGAGCGCGATCAGAAGTGCCTTTGGTGTTTTCCCAGACGGCAAGGTCCAGGCAGTAGTTGCCACGATCGTTGGGGCCTGCAGCCTTCAGAGCATTCAGCAGCTCAGGCGTGAGGTCGATCGCGGCAGTCAGTGGGGGCCTGTTGGCCATGGTGTTTCTCCTGAGGAGTGATGGTTTGCCCCTGTTCAGGGCTCGCTTATCTTACCCCCTGTCGGCCGTGAGGGCAACACCTGTCGCAATGCTCAATTCAGCCAAGCCTGGGACCGACAAGAACGACGTGTGCCATGCTTCTCTCGATCCGTTGACAAGTGCAT